TCGCTGGCATGTCGGTCAGTCCGAAGGCATGACCAATCAATCCGCCAGCACCAGCACCGACGTACATCGGAAATCCGAATATCAATCCGGTGGCAGCGGTCAATGCGGACTCGACAGGCGCATACACGGTTCCAATATCCGCAACTGTCTGACCTGCCGGCCTCAATGCGTTCGCAACTGTCCTAGCTAGTGACTTATTCGCAGCCTTCACGTCAGGCGTGTTCTGCCCCCAATACTGGTCTACTTCATTCTGCGTGAACCCGGCTGCACGTTGTTGCTGCGCCTGCGCTTGGACGTGCGTCTGCACTTCCGCATCGGTGAAGCCTGCGGTTCTCAGATCATTAATTTCGTCAAGACCGTTCACTTACCGTTCCGTTTCTTCCATGCAGCAATTGATTCTCCAGGTTTCCGATCTGTCACTACTGGAACACCAGCGGCACCAGCCTGAGTTATCGAGTCCAACTTATGCTGGATACGTTCATCGAAGGTAGTGCGGAACGCCTTTGCTTGATTGCCAATGTAGTCAGAATTCCCGTAGATATACAGCGCAGTCGGGTCTTTACCTGCCTTGATGTATTCTTGTTCCTTTGCCGTAGCGTACTGCTGGAATTGAAGGTTCCGCTCGCCGCCGTATTCGTCTCTCAGCGTCAGCGTACTGTCGTCAAGTTGCGGCTTGAATGCGTCAAATGCCTTCGTCCGAAGTATGGATAAATTGCGGCCCTCAACCGTCGTGCCTTCCTTGATCTGTTTGACAAGCCAATCGTGCTTCTCTGTGTCGATCCCGTTATAGAGGAACGGCGTCAACTGGCGTTCTTCGTAAATCTTGCGCGTATCGGTCCATGGTAATTCAATGCGCTTCATCAGTGATTCAACAACAGCCGGGTCATAGTGCTTTCCAACGGAAGCATTCGCTGTCAGAGTCCTGTCAATAGCTGCGCGGCGTTCATCCGTCATCCGAATAAGCGCATTCGACATTTCCGGATCAGCCATCAATGGATCAAGGCTTGTCGGCTTCGCGCCAATTGACCCGTCCGATTGACGCCCCATCGCCCATCCCATGATCTTCTGATAGGTCTGCTTGTCAGCCGCATCGCTTGCGACTGCCGCCGTGTTGACGATGTTCTTTACAGCCGATTGGTAGGCTTCGTGGAATGCCGGATCGTTCTTGAAATAGATCGGCGTTACCTTGTCCTCGTTGCCAAGCCATTCCTGCAATCCAGCCTTCGTTTGAATCTTTGGTGCAGAGGCATCCAATGCCCCGACTTTTCTGGTGGACGAAATGGCTATCGGAGATGCAAGGCTAGTCTTCAGGGTATCGACTACTCTCTGCGCGGCGGCACGATCTTGCGGCGCATTAGGGTCGCCAACAGGTAGCGCAAGTTCAGCCTCGCGTAACTGAAGCTGCTTGATGTCACGCACACGTTGATCCTGCGCGCTAACCTGCATCGACCCGCCAATAGGTTGATCGCCAGCCGTGGTGCCGGTCGAATCGTCCGGAATAACGCCAGCGGTCAAGTCTTGCGCTGCCGGCATTGATATCGACTGCATTGCCGCAGTCTTAGCCGAGAACGGCAATGCCTTCCGGCGCAGTTCGTCCCCAAGCGTCAGGCGCAGCTTCGGGTTATGGATTGTGTCCTTGATCGCCTCATACATCGCGTAGGCGCGCGATGGCCCATCGACGCCCTGCGTTGACATCGTAAATAGGCGCGATGCGACGCGGCTATCCGATAGATCGTTGAAGGCGAGTTTCCAACTAGGATTGTCGGTCCCGTCAGGAAGTTTCTCCGGTATTCCTTCCCTGTTGAGTCTCCTTGTCAGTGCGGCATTTCCTGACGCAACCGCATCATCCGCCTCGCGCGGATTCATCGTGTTGGCGTAAATCTCAGTGGTGATCGCCTGCTTGTCTGTATCCGCTTGATTCTGTCCTGCCGTAGCCTGCGCCATCCGATACGACGTGAAATTCTCAAGGTAGCGCGTTTTTTGAATCGAGGCACGATGCTGCGCCATCCTGCGCTGCTCTGCCGTGTTCAACCCTGACATCAGTGATGTCGCCGCCGCATCGAATGAACCCATCGCGTTCTTCTCAAACGCAGGGTTCATCACGTTCAGACCCTTGACGTTCATAAATCCGTCCGGGCCGCGCTCTAACTGGATTCTCGCCTTCGCGAGTTTGCTATCGTAGTCCTCTGCCAACGTCGTATTGAACTCGTGAATCTGCCTCTGAATCTGCGCCCCGACATCCATGATTGTCGAACCGAGGTGCATCTGCGCCTCGCCCGCTGCAGTCAGATTGACCGACGCGACTCCACCGGGCGGTCTAGGCGTCGCCAGTGATTGCGTTCCGATGTCAGGTAGTTGCGCCATCAGGTTCCACCGTCGATTGACGTATAACCACCTGCATCACCCATCGAGTTGTCGATCCATTGCGTATTGGAATCAAATCCTGTAGGGCCACCAGCACTGTACTTCTCGTACAACGACTTCGCCCCGTCGCTGCTCAACAGATTGCCAATTCCCTTGAACGCATTAGCCGTCCCCTGCATCGAATACGCTTCCTGCTGCACCTGTCCCGTTATCCGCGCGGCTGATGCTGTGAGCCGATTTTTCCGCGCCGTCTCCTCGCCCTGATACATCGCCAACGCCGATTCGTATGAACCTAATTGCGCGTTGCGTCCGATCAGGTTCATCACAGTAGGGTCTGATGCAGAACCACCTGATGCTGCGGCAATGGCAAGCGCCTTCGACTGGATCAGCGCAACTTGGCGTTGCTTCTCTTGCGCGTTAATCTGTCCTGCGGCAATCTCCTGACCCGCGTTCTGGTCCAGTTGCGATGCCTGGAATCGAGCGGACGCCATCGCCCCCGCTCCCGCTCGCGCAGCACCCCATCCGGATTCAATCATCCCGATGCCTTGCATAATCATGCCCGCCATTATTGATACCCGTCCATGTACTCTCCAAATTGGTATATATCAGCAGTCAGGTGACGAAACTTCATGTGCCGCAACAACCTGTCCGCGCCCTCGACGGCCTCCGCCTTTGCCAACACCGGAAGCCGCTTGTCGCGCACCATCTCCAACAGAATCCTGATGCCGCGCACAATCGTCCGTTTATCCTGCTTCAGTTCAGGCGTTAGTTCTGAATAGAGGACGTAGCGATTGTGGTCAAAGTACATTCCAGCCACGCCAATGATCTCGCCATCCTTCATGGCAACAATCCCCCGTTGCGATTTCGGCGGAATGCCTTTGTAGAATGACGCCATGAGTGCCTGCGTCGCTGGTCTGATCTCGATCATTCATTCATGTCCGTAGATACAACGATTGCCAATACCGTACACGGCTTGGGCGATTCCGCCTGTAGGCATACCCGTGAATCGGCGTTCCACTGCCCCGGAAACTCAAATGTCTCCTGATCGTAACTCGTGTGAATCGTCCCCTCTGCAAGCACCTCGCCATCCTCGATACCGGGCAGATCATCGAGATTGTCGAAATCCGGGCCGTATTTCACGCCCTTGTAATAGGTGTCTGCCAGCACCATGCCAAGCTCGAATATGTTCTTGTGCATGTTAATCGACGTTCCCAATTGCGCTGCCAGTTGCGTCAATTTCGAGGATCGCCACTGCGCCGCATAATACAATCCGACCGTGATACTTTGCGCGGAGATTGGCAACGTGATCGAACCATCGACGACCGCGAACGGACCATAGTCGTCACCGTCCGCCCATGCGTATACTAACTGCCCCTCCAAATGATCCAACCCCGTCATCACGTCCGTCGTCACTCCCTGATACGATACGCAAGAATCCATGAGTTTCACCAGTACCGGATATGTCCCGTTCGTGTAACCGATGCAAGTGCCTGTTCCCGTAATGCTAAAGGACGATCCGCTTACTGCCGATACCGTTGATGTCCCAACGCTGTAAAACACCGCAGGCAGCGCAGCAACCGAATTACCCGCACCCACCAGCGTTCCAACGCCAGCGGTATAAAAGAGTGTCGCGCTGATAAACGAGACTGTTGCACTTCCAGCACTATAGGCATCGCTAGACACCAGTACACTCCGATTGCTTCGCCCATTTTTCTAGGTAATACACGCTTATGCCAAGAATAGTTCGTTCAACGACGTAGTAGACCTTATCCTCATCCGATCCGGGGTCTCCAGGCAACACCACTACGTCCACCACGCTTCCGGTTGTTTCAACATCCATCCATCCAAGGACATCTTCATTCTTGTCGTACACCGCCAAGGCAACAGTTCCATCAGATCGAACGCAGTGAATTCGCGTATCCGGTTGACGCTGCACCGCCATCCTTACAATCTCCGGTTGCCCAATTTCCGGTATGAGTGCCGTTAAGTCCTTGGCCTGATATTCCCCGTAGTACAGATTGTCGATGCCAAGTTCAAAGATGCGCGTTCCACCGCGCTGCACGAACACGGCGCGGTTGTCTATCTTGGACGCGGCGACGGAAGCAGAACCTTGCGATGAACCTGAACGGATTGCGGTGTTGGTCGGCGTCAATGGATCACCTAGAACAGATGATTGCACTGACGCCTCACGTCCATCCGTACCGAGCAACAGGCGTTGCAGACTCATCATCCAGTTAATCGTATCCACCGGGCCGGAACCGATGGTGCGGTCAATCGGCCCGGAATCTCCGGTGACGGTCGCATCGTAGGATTCATAACCGTCCGACACAGACAACCTCGTTTCGCCTCTGCCGGACCATCCCAAGCGTCCTTCATGCAGAGCGACCGATGACGGCCAACCGCGATAGTCTGACCACGATGGTTCTGCCCAGATTGAAGTCGCGGCAGTGCTTCCCAAGTCCTTAAGGACATAACCAATCGCATGCGTTGAATCGGTAACGGTCGTGATCCATACCGTTCCCGGCACATTGCCACCCGCATAATTAAGTAGCACAGTAGCGGAACCAGTCAACCAAGCCGCCGCCTTGAAGCCTAGTTGATACCATGCTATTTGATTATCCAGAGCATCGTTATAGGTGGCGGAAGTATTCACAACGTAGTTGGCAACATCCGTCCACGGCCCGACATCCGATGTTAATGATCGCTGCAACGTCAATGTTCCTGTCCAGACTCCGCTGATGTCCAATGCCATATCCCTGTCGGTTCCTACGCCGGTAATCTTGATCGGAGCCGGATTGAAGGTATTGCTGGCGACAAGTGCGGCGGAATTCCCCTGACCCTGTGACGTGATTCCCCACAATGAGCCTGCATGCGTTGATTGCCAAACCGGCAACGTTGACTGTAAATGAACATATCCAGTCGTCGCGCCGCCCGATGACATCAGGTTGTTTGGATCAAGATTCTCGATCCGGAACGGGCCATCTTCAGGAATGTACTGAACGATTGACCATGAATGCAACGCGCGCCGTTCTATCTTGGCTTGTATGTAACCATCGCAAGCAAGGTACATCACATCCGCAGACTGCTCCCACCGGATATTGGCAATGTCACTAGCAGCATATGGATTAATCAAAAACAACTTCCCGGCCGCATTAAAGATCGAAACTTCGTGGACGTTGATTACCTGAGTTGTCTTGTTCCTGAATTCCACATACAAATTCGCGGTCGTCGGAGTGAACGCTAACAAGTGATAACCAGTACCGATGCTGTAATCGAAATACTCGACACCATGAAGTGTGGAGCCGACCCTGACCTCGACCGGACCATGACCGACGCGAACATAGAGGATATGTTCGATGTTCAAATACTCGGTCGCCACTGTCCTGAGTTGATAAGTAATCGCACTTGCAGTTCCATTTCCTAATAACTGCAAGCAATTATCTGCAACCGGATACAATCCGTTGATGTACACACTACCGGGCCAGATGAAATTTGCTGTTCCGTGTGCCGAAACCGCGCCAGCTTCGTCGGCTATGGTCCACAACACAAGGCTTCCCGCAAATCCGCCATTGACGATTTGAGTCGTTACCGATGGAAGCGTAACAGGGGCATCATTGATCCACGGCAGAACCGTATAGGATTCATTGAATTCCAACAATGCCGCATCAGAATTGGAAAACACGAACGGGATGAAATAGGCTTTGTAGATAGCACCACCATAGGCACTATGGGATGTTTCACCAACGAATTCCAATCCCGGCCTGATGCTCATTGAGCCAAGCACACGCGGCACAAAGTTGGTCATCACATCGGCAGACATGCCGATGCGCTTTACGTCTTGGCGTGCTTGTCCAAGGCGGGAAACTCTCCCGCGATTGAAGGCCACAAACGCGAGATTGGTCGTGGACATAATCAGCCGATAAGCGACCCGCTGGTGCCGCCACCATCCCTGCGATACGTCCCGCGAGTACGCGCCTGATTCCATGAACCGGGAGGCGGCACCAATGCCGGTCCAGCCATCGCGTCCTTGTTCTTGGCGACCCCAAGGTTATGCTTCACGATCTCGTTGATCGCCGCCCACCGCTTCTGATCGTTCGAGATGCGGACGATGATTCGACTGGCGAAGTATGCCTTGACATAATCCGTGAACGTCGCCGGCCAATTGGCGAGATTGAGGCCGAACAGCGTGTCGTCGGATACATACCTGACATAGATCGTTTGCAGGTCGCACCACCAGACTCCAGCAGAATCCTCGTAGGCAAGGATCGGCGCTCGGAAGTATTCGTCAGAGCAAACGGCGGAAGTCGCGCACCAGTCAGACGGCTTCGTGACGCCGTAGTGATATCCCCATGATGGCGCAATCGACGGATCATAGTCGAACTGCGTGGCATTCATGGCAAACTTCCACTGCCCCTGTTCTAGACACTGGTGGACACCGCCATCGTTCCAGACCTCATCCAGAGCGCGACGCGGTTCCCGATTCTCTGTCAGTGACGCTAGCGACCGTTCTCCGCACAGCAATAACGCACCGCTATAAATCGCCAGCCTTGATGTTGACACTTCTACTCCTTATGGCGCTCCTCAGATTGGCTCCGGCGTACCCATCACTTCGGCTTTCGCGTGTTTCACGAGCCATGCCTTTGCGTCGTCCTTCTGCTGGTGTCCTTCCGTCTGCACGGCACCATCGGACTTCCGGATGATGCTCCAGCGATGCGGCCCGCGATGCGTCAGTTCGTACTTCGACATCGCATCGGCAACGGCTTCGTCTGATGCGGCGCTGATCGACACATCCGGCGTCGTCAGTTGGTGCAGTTCCATGCGGTACATCTTCGTCCATGCGCGTGACGTATCCAGCACCAGAAGCCGCGCAATCCACGTACCGTCACGCGCTCTGGCCCGAACTTCGTCGAACGGCTTCAACTGCATCGAGTAATTCGCCCAATACGCAGGCTCCATTACGTCATCCGGATGAATGCCGTACTCGACTTCGGCCTCCCAACTGGTATAACTGAATTCGCCTTCACGCAGGCATCCAGGTTGCAACTGCGCCTGTGCCTTTTCTTTGTCTGCCATTCTTTTCTCTCCTCAGAGTAAAAATGGGGGAGGAATCCGCCTCCCCCAAAACGGTCTTAGCTTGACGAAATGCAACCTGCAATGGCCGTGTTCCATCCCTGCGTGCTGTTGGTCGTCATCAGGATGCCGACTTGCAGCAGAACAGTAGTAGATGCCACGGATGAGGCATAGCAACTGAGTAAAATGTCGCCCTGTCTCATGCCGAGGGATTGACCGTCGGTGAAATACCCCGCCGCTTGGGTAAGCGTTGAAGTATCGGTTGATGCGTAGTACCAGAGTCCGTTCCCGCCAGTCTGGCCGAGCGCGGTCGATCCAAGCACCGCACCTGCTTGATTGACGGTATATCCCATGCCTCGGGCGAGGCACAGAGGCGGATTCTGCAATGACGTTGCCGCGGTAGTTCCAGTGTAAGCCATGATGTTCTCCTGTTAAGAAATTGAGGTATCCGGCTTAGCCGTAGGCGACGCCATCAGTCGTGATAACTACGACGCCCGCGTTCTGCTGGAGCTTCGCCCCCATGAATGCCGACGCCCGCGCCCACGAGTAGTCCTGCTCCTGATCGTAGCCGACCATGTTGGTCATGCCATCGACGTTCATGGCGTGACCGATGCTCGACTTGTGATACAGGAAGGATTTCTCCGAAGCGGTCGCCTTGCCGGGAAGGTTCGGATGCTCGACGATGAGCGCGTTCCTCCAACGGTAGGCCATCGGCTTGTCCCTCCACGACGGTTCTTGACCGGCGTAGGGGCGCAAATCGACGTACTGCGCGTTGGCAAACTCCGGGGCCTGTTCCAGAAACGCGAGGAACGAAGGCTGGCACAGCAACGTGATGTTCGAGTCCCACGGCACCGAGGCATTCGACAACTTGACCCGTGCGTTCTGGAACAGACTGACCGTCGGTGTTTGTGATGCCGCGCCGACCGTGATCGAACCAGTATTTAGTTCAGTGATGATCTGCGAGTCGATCTTGCGGTTGAGCACCCCCATCGTGGTTTCCTGCATGATCTGCCGTTGGTTGCCCTGCGACGCAAAGACGTTGAAGCCAGTCTTGCGGGCAAGGTCATGCCACTCTGACAGGGTGCAGGAATTCTGCGTGAGGTTATCGGCGCGGGCCGGAATGCGCCCGTTGGTGCCGCGTGTTACGGCGGTTGCAACGCCGGAGTCTGCCACGAGGAAGACTGCGGTATTGCCCTTGATGACGGCCTCGGTCGTCACGGTGTCACGAAGCAGGGTTTGTTTCTGCTCGAAACCCGCGATGAACTCTTGCCGATATTGGGTCTGAAATGCTACATCGGACATGATGAATGTCTCCTAGTCGAAAGTTCAATGTGAACCGTCGCTTGGGTTATCCATCACGGCTGATGTCCGGGTTGCCCGCTTGGGGCCGGTGGACAGCTTGCTGGAGCCGCGCTATCGGTGTTCGTGTTTCACGTGGAACCCACCGTTACCAGTGGGGTTTTCCACATTTGGCGTTTATACGCCCTCAGTTACTTGATTGTCAAGCAAGATGGGATTCAGGCCGCTTTTCCCTTCTCCGCCATTCTCGCCTTCGCATCGAGCAGTTCGCGGTAGCGTTCCTGCATCTTCGCGTCCGCATTGTAGCCCTTGCGGTCGGTTTTCATCTTCGTTTCGATGGTAGCGATTTCGCCGTCAATGCCTTGCTCGATGTTTCCGGAATGTCCCGGCAGCACCGTACTGACCGGATTGATCTCCCGCGCCATCTGGTTCATAAACCGAAGAAAATCGGCATTTCCCCAAAGTGGCGTTCCGTCGGCAAGCCGCCCGAATTTCAGATTGTCCTTCAGCCCGGTCGGTGCCATATCGAGCAGGGATTCGTTCATGGTCATGTTGCGGCGATAATCCTGTCCCCATTCGCCACGAAGATCGTCCTGTGCCTTCTGCGCCGCAGCCTCATCCTGTTGTGAACGGACTTCAGCCTGGCGTTCGACTTCGGCGTAGTACCAGTCCACCGCTGCGGAAGCCTGCTGGTTATTCAGGTTCGCACCGAGCGCGGATTTCAGGAAGGTGTCGATAACCGGCTTATCCTCCGCGCCGATGGTGAAACCTTCGGTCAGTTTCAGATCGTACTTCTCCGGTGCATCCGGAATACCGTTCTCCGTGCGCCATGCGGCGACTTCGGCTTCCGTTGCCCCTGTTTTCGGCACCGCAGACTTGAGTTCGCCAGTGGATAGCCGTTGCTCCAGCGCCCGGTAGGACTTGAATATATCCGTCGGGGACTGGAACCGTTCAAGGCGTTTCAGCGCCTTTTCGTCGTTTCCGGCGAGTTCTGCCCGCCAGTTGTCAGGCCATCGCGCGCCTTGCGCGTCCAGTTCGACCGCTGCGATAGGGGCGTCTGATGTACCGCCGTTCGGCTTGACAGGCGTAACGGTGGGAACCGGGGTTCCTTTGGTCAACTGCGGATCAGGACTCTGCGGATTCGTCGGTACAACCTTTCCGACTGTTGGTGCTTCTACGTCAGCCATTTGTCCTCCTTGATTAAGGCGTCTCGCAACGCCGACATCTTCAATATCTGTTGCCCGACGAACTGCCGCCCGAGCATGAAATCCGTGTCCCTGCGACCGTCCTCACCGGGACGGTACGCAAGGTCATGGACGCCACAAGCCTGTTTCACGATCCACGCCAAGGCAAGACGTTGCTGGTCTGCCGTCGCCTCGCCGTTTTCCAGCGCGATGATCGCAGCGACCTGCGGTATTTTATACTCGACAGGACGCCAAGGCGCACTGTCCTCGACGCCCTTCGCGCTTGATTTCACTGCCCGACAGGGACCGCGATCGGATAATTCGACGCGATGCCGGATGCCTGTGCCGCCGCACGGTTCGGGAAGTACGGCACCCATTGCGTTGCCACGTTCGGCAGGAATTTGTATACCTGCGCGCACGCCGGAGCCACTGCCGGGCAATGCCCGTTCGGAACGGGAACAGTGTCGATCACCAGCGCCGGGAAGCCGGTATTGATCGGCGCGATCCAGGTCGTGACCAGCACGGGTTGCAGGATGGTCTGCGCAAACACGGGAACGGCGAATGTTGCCAACAGCAAAGTGCAGATTACGATGATTCGTTTCATATTTAACCTCCTCAGGTTAGATTGGTGCTGCTACTGCCTGCCGGGGATTTCCGGCAACTTGGGCGTTCGCCATTGACTCCATGCCAGCGCCCCCGTCCTTGATGACCCCTGCCGCTTGTTGCATCGCAGCAAGGGTCTGTTGTGCTGCTGCCGCTGCCTTCTGTTGATCGAGTATCTGATGGACAGACACTTCCGGGCGTACCCACTTCGCAGGCACCCCGACACCATTGAGCACGTCGCGCAAGGCTTCCAGTGCATCCGGAAGCGCAGCCGCGCCCTGATCCATTGTCACGGCTTCGGCAATGTATTGCTTCATCTCCAGGAATTTCTGACCCTTCGCCGCTTCGATAGCATCATGCAACGGCGACTCGAACCGAAACTGGATATCGGCCCCGCGAAGCGACGGCGGCATCTCATAAGGCGAACCGAAAGCACCATTTCGCATCAGCAATTCAAACGTTTCCTCGCACAACGCGCCGTTGTAGTCCATCTCCATCGGCTCGAAAATAGGCATCGCGCCACGGATGTATTCCTGAATCCGCTGCCCGACCTCGTATGCGGTCATCTCTGCGGCTCGCTGCGGCAGATTCAACTTGTTCAGGTAGAATGCCTGCGAGAGCATCGTCCGTGTGTCCCGAATTAAATCCGTCGAGAACGGCAGTCCGCGCAAGTCCTGATTGATCGGGCGCACGGCTTCACCAAGGCGCTCATCGTATTCATAATCTACCCACGTCAAGCCGCCGGCGCGGATGTTCACGTCCGACTTCACGGCATCCTGCGTGGCGACCATCGGCGGATTGACCGCTTTTTCGCCAGCTTCGAGCAACGTATAGGTCATCGCTTGCAGCAAACGCCCATCCGGAAGTCCGGCCACGGTCGCCGGGGAATAGGCGTATTGCGAACCGGAAACCGTTTGCCAACGCGGAATGACGTACTTCTTATTGTGCTGCGGAGTTTGCTCCATTACCTTGTCATTGGTGGAATCGTAGTAGATCGACACCCACGGCATCTTCGTCGTGCCATCCCACAGGTCTGATTCGACCATCATGTGCAGGCACTCGACTTCGGTGAACGGCTCGCGCTTTGCCAATGCCTCAACCTTCTGATCGACCCTGCCGGGAAATAGACGGCACAAATCGCGGGCGGTCGGCTTCCACTTACGGAATACCGCGCCGATCTTGCCATCCTGATTTTCCTGCCACACGGTATCGCGCAAGTGCCATGTCCGGTACAGAAGCGCGTTTCCATGCGTATTGAGTTCGATTGAAATGACCGCCTGCCCGAATGCCGCGAAATCGTGATCGCCTTGTTTCGTTGCTCTGGTGAACATCGTTTTCGGATCGTACATCGCGCGGCGCATCGTGCCTTCTGCCCATTGCAACCATCGTTGCGCGTCGTTATTCTGACGGCGGTCGTCGATGGGTGCCATGTGAAACCACGGCTTCGCGGTCGGGCGAAGCATCACGCCGATCTGGTCGCCTAGGTCGCGGCGGCATAGGATGGGGTACGAGGTTTGGAGATTGGAAGTTATATTCGTTCCGATGACTCGCTTCAGCGTGAAGTCGGCTCTTTCGGGGTAGAAATTTTCACCTACCTCTTGCCAGAAGGATGTCAGCGTCGCCCGTTTGCCAAATAACTGATCGGCCTGTTCCCGCAGTTCTTTTGGAGTCATGTCATCCTCCAAGTTTCTGCGTTCCTGAATCTTGAGTCAGGATCGTCGATGCGCGTCCCATGCGCGCCATCTGGTCGGCGAGAGATCGGCGACGAGCCGCAACGGCATTGGCATCGTCAGGTAATGGCATCACTGTCGGGGCGGTGATCGGTACTTCCGGAACAAGCCCCGCTTTATACGATTCCTTGCCAACAGGATCGAGAAATCCGAGATTGTATTTTTGGAGGAAACGATAATTCCCGCCGGTCATGCTATTGAATAGGCTTCCCATATCACGCCCTTCCCATAACGACTCGCGGTTGCTGTCCAGTCTTTCCGCGCCGAGCAATCCTCTCCTCTACCCAATCCAGTACATTCGTCGTCTGCCGTGGCCCCTCGAACCATGCCATCACGACCGCATCGCCTTCGTCCGTCGATCTGCCGATGCGCTTCATCACGGTTTTCTTATCTTCCGCCTTGATGCCGTTGCTTGTAACCTCAAATCGTGGTGCCGTCAAATCAGCAAGCAATCGCTGGCTGGCCGGCAACCTGATGGGACTGCCGCCGGATTGCCCTGGATCGAGGGCTTCACGGAATTTCCACAAGGCTGCGGTGCGCTTGTTAGTAAAGCCGAGTTCTTTATTTTCGGTACGCTTGTTGGTGCCTTCAGCACCTTTGAATCCGCGCACGTCAATATCGTTGGCCTTGAGATGTTCATAGAGCGACCCTCCATACCCGCCGCCCAAGTCCACCACGACCAGGGCGCGATCACGTCGGTATGACACGATCAATCCGCCGCAGAACCGTCCTGCACGCTCCATCGGGATATCCTTACCAGCGATTTTCTCCAGCGGCGCATACCAGCCATCATACCGTGGGGCAATAACCATTGGATCATCCCCACCGCCGGAACAGTCTACGCCAATCGCGCACATCGGAATTCCATCCGGCGGCTCATCCTTCCACTTGTCCATCGCCGCTTGTACCCATGCGGTCGGGATAAGTTGGTCGATATCGTCCTTGACGCCGATGGAGAAGTCTCCGTACAGCAGTTGACTACGCAACGGTTCGTGCAGGGCATTCAGGCGAGCACGATATTCTGGCGTGTTCCGGTCTGGATTGTCGGCCAAAGACGCTGGAATGAAAGTGAACGACATCGCCAGATATTCCTTGCCATCGACGATCTGCAAACCGCCCTTCTCAACCCACTGCGGCTTCCCGTCAATCAGCAATGCCCATCTCAATTCTCCGGGCAGAGCAGGGTCATAAAACTTCCGGTCAAGCCAAGGACCGAACCATTCCAGCATCCAGAGTCCGTCCGTTGATCGCGGGGGATTTGAAGCGAGCACAACCCGACAACGCTGCCCCGCTGGACCTCTATTCCAGCCGAGTAGAGACATGACTTGCACACACAGAAATTCTCCGGCTTCGTCGAATCCGTAAAGATCGCGTTCCCGCCCAGCCTGTTTATTCCAATCATCAGCATCCTTCATTCCCGCCAGTTTTAGCGACTTCTGCGTTTTCGGCCATGTCCATTCTTTATCCTGTCCGTTGAAGTTCGCAGTTTCACCAATGATTTTCTTGCCCTCCGACTCCAACCCATCGGTTTGCGATGATTCGCGGCGGAAGATGATTGACCGTTGGTGCTCGTTCGTGGCGAGTCCGAGGAGTAATTGACTTTTGCCGCTACCGGCGGAACCTCCGTATAGCAGAATATCCGCCTTGCAAAAATACGCTTCCGTCTGCGGACCCGGATTCGGCACCCATCGCTTATCGCCGGTAATCTTCAACGCCTCGCGCTCGACTTCTCGGAGTTTTTCTCCAGTGCCGAGCTTGGCGATTATTTCCTCGATGGATGGAGTGGCGATCATTTCCGTTTTTTAATGGCTTTCTTGGTGGCTTTATTGGTGACTGTTTCGGCGGGGTTCTGAGCGGTCTGCAAGATCAATGGCGGAATCGCATGGACTTCCGTTTCGCCAGAAACAGTAACGGCTGTATCGCCGAATATCCTCTCGAAATCCGCCCCTTGCGCCGGTCCATCGTGCATCCACATTTGCATGTGGTAGTCCATGTCGTCAACCGCGCCCTTCAGGAAATGGGCATGCTGTGTCGCCGCGACGACTTGCTGTTCCGCCATCTGCATCCGGTTTGCGAGTTCCTTTCTCCTCGCCAAAAACTTGATTGCCCGATGCGACGACTCGAAAATGCCGTATAGTGGCGCTGGCATCATCAAATCCGATTCTGGTGGCAGGATGATCTGGATACCGAGCGATGAAGCCATTTGAATGAAGAATTGACAGCCTTGTCGCTGTGCGCCCCATTCTTCCGTAGCTGCCATATCTACGCCCCACAGCCCGATAGCGTTTTCCGTCTCTCCGGATGCCTGAATCTTGTCGATTGCCATTGCCAACATCCATGCGACACTCGACGTAAAAAAGAAATGACCGTACTTTGCAATAAGTTTCGATACAGGAAGTTTTTTCGATCCCGGAATTTCCGGTACAGGCTCGAACATCCAGACGCTTTTCTGTTTGGCCATCCATTGCACGTATTCCGGCGATAGCCACGGCACTTGGCGCGCGGCGTTGCCAACGATGGGCGGCTCCCATCGGTGAATCTCGAACCATTCCGTGATCCGTCCCGCTACCGGATAAACGGCGGGCGAACAGCCCCAAATTTCCCATGATGGATCGCCATATGGTGCAAGCGTGAGTGATGCCGGCGCACTGCCTATGCAAGCTATCTTCATTCGTCCTCCTCAGAACGGGTTGATGTTTCTGTTACGTCGCCGACAGTACGCTCACTCCAGCCGAGGTCGCAGTACGCGAAGTCATCAGCCAGATCGCGCTGGATACACCTTCCAATGTCACCGAGCAGTTGAACGCTGCAAGAATCGCCACGTTCGTCGTGCCTTCGGATGAGTGAATCAGGAACGCCGTGCTGCCGCGCACAAATGCGATAGCCGTCGATCCTTGCGTGCTGGTCGTTCCAGTTACCATCTGCGCCATCTTCATCGTCACACCAGGAATCGGGTTCGGGATGATGAACAGGTTTGAGGCCGTCGTCGCTGCGCTGGTCACGTTGATGAGATTCTTGCCTCCGGATACGAGCGTCGGTTGCGTGGACGCAGAAGTAACCGCATTGATCGCCTCGCGGAAACCGCCAGTGAGTACGGTAAGATTGCCCACTGTGTCGAGGCCGAGGCGACGACCATGGATGCTTGTTATATTGTCATAGAGTCCTGCTGCCATAGTATTTCTCCTTATTCATGGTTGTCGCCCTCCTCAGAGCTTCGTGTTGCTACTGCTTATACTTCCTGATTCAACACCGCAAATCCGATGCGGATGTCCTTCATTACTCCGCCGGGAAATGGATTTAGAACGATTCTAAAACCGCCGATCAACGACTCGACTTCCTGAATCTGCGTCACACTTCCCAACGTGTTACTTTGAATCTGCGCCATGACTATTGTGTTCACGTCGCAATACTTGTTCTCGACGAAAATACCTTCTGCGGTCAGCGGCTCATCTTCCTCGGTCGATCCTTTACCGCCGATAGTGCCAATTCTGTTTGCGTTCACGATCACGAATTGAACTTCCCGGCGGCGATGATGTTGATGGAATAACCACCGCCGGCCGCTGTGGTCGAACTGGCGGTATTCAGCATCGCCCTGATGTACGGATAACCGCGAAGCGTCGTGCCAAGTCCCGCCGAAATGGATTGCGGTGTGGTTCCTGAAATTACGAGAGTTGCCAGTGTGGCTCCGGCGGTAATGCCGTCCACCGATCCCTCGATAACGCACGTTGAATTCAGCGTCGTAGCGGCAGATGTTCCGGTCATGTTGTACTGAAACGCGACCAGATCGACATGCGGGACGACGTAGTACCAGTTTCCCGGTCCCGTTGTGGTCGCCGCCAGCGTCAGGATGTTGGTCTGTCCGGGCGAATTGATAATCTGCTGTGCCATGGGTCATCCTTTCAGGGCGGATTGTTTGACGGGGCGGGGCGGTTTCAGCCCCTTGAGGGTGGGCTTGTTGCCGTGCATGAGCCCTGTTTTGTTGAGAACGCCATAGACGAGGTTATCGGCGGCGCGACCCCTCAGCCCCTTCTTCCGGGCCTCGGATTTCAGGGATGATTCGACCTTTGCGACTGCTGTTCCTCGTGGCATAGGTGCGAATTTCCCGGTGATTTAGATCATCGGGCGGAAGCATACGCCTGTAAATCGTTGTTTGGCAAGCGGTTAT